AACGTCGGGTGGCACAACCATTAAAACAGTGGCTAATACTTGGAGTTACGTATCAAATGTCAAGGTTAAAACTGCCGCTAATACTTGGAGTAATGTAAAGAGCATCTACACCAAAACTATAAATGGCTGGCAACAGACATATTAACGATAAATAACATACTATGTCAGCAAACGGAATATCACACCTAAGTACCAAACAAGCACGTCAAGAGGCTAAACTAGCTTTAGCGGCCACCAAACGTGCTACAGCAGGTACCACGGGGTATAGAGCATTACACACTTTAGATACTACAGAATTGCCCACAGTTTATTCTGGAAATGTAGTAGTAGACAATGCTAACGTGGGGGGTTTGATTAAAGGCCGCCCGTGGAAGTAACTAACTATACAAACAGGATATTATTATGAAAGCCGCAGAAATACTACGTAAATTGGCAGATGTTATTGATAGTCAAGAATCTAACACACAAGCCAGCACAGAGATTACCAATCGCCCCGACCAAGCCAGTATAGAAGTTGATCAACCTACAGATACAGCTGGTATTGAACAACAAGCACAGGTTAATGTTAAAACAATGGTTCCGCCATTACAACAAAAACTGGATTTGATGAAAAAAATGGCCGGTGAAGAAACCTGTGATACGTGTGGTGCAAGCCCATGCGGTTGCGAGCAAGGTCAAGACGAATTAGCTATTATGAAACAAAACGCAGGTATTGCTCCTGTTGTTGTTGCTATGGCAGACGAAGACGAACCTTTTGAAGGGTAAGTCCTAGATGGCAATCCAAAAGTTATTCACTAGTAGAGTAAGAAACACCCTAGGTACCACATTTGTAGGCGAACGTGGGCGACTATTCTACGACGAACTCACTGGTTCCTTACGACTAAGTGATGGAGTTACACCTGGCGGGAACCCTATACACATACACGCGGCTAACACCATTTACGACCATAGTATCATCCCAGCGGCGGATAATACATATGACTTGGGTAGTGAACTACTACGCTGGCGCTCAGTTTACATTGGCCCGGGAACACTATACATTCAGGATCAAAACAACGCTGGCTTAAACTGTGCTCTTACAGTATTAGACGGTGTGTTAAAGATTGACGGTGCTAACCAGCTACAAGTTGGGCAGTTAAAGTTCATTAACAACACCATTGAATCAACAGATGTAACCACAGATATAGTATTAGGAACCGATGATGGTTCTGATACGGGAAACATCAGCGCATATAGAACATATCAACTTCGTGATGGTAATGATAATGTTCTAATGCAAATTCAAAATGAAGATGGGGTTGGTAAATTAAAATTTGATGGTGGTAGTAATGGTATTTGGTATGATGGTGGTGTAGTAATTAAAGGAGTTGGATATCAGGCTGATAATACTTCTATTCAACCAATGTCATTTAATAGTGCTACTGGAGCAGTAACTTATGGGCAACTAAATTATAATCATTTCGTTGGATTCCCAAGATTACCAAACTATGCCAATGATGCCGCCGCCAATACTGCCGCCGGAACTCCATTAAAAGGTATGCAATATTATAATACAACAACCGATAAAGCAATGGTCTACACCGCTTCCGGTTGGCAGGCAATGAATTAATCCAATCAGATTGACAAACATCATTTATTATAGTATTATTAACGAGCTAAAACTCAATAAATACTGACTATGATACTTGCATACCTATTACTCTTAACTGGTTTAACCATTAGTTCGGTTGCTATCTACTATTCAGTAGTTGGCCTTACTGCTATTTTCTCTGCGGCTGCCATTCCTATTATGATTATGGGCGTGAGCCTCGAAGTAGCTAAACTTGTTTGCGCCACTTGGATTAAGCAGTATTGGTCGCAGGTACCACGTTTAATGAAGACTTATATGGTAACAGCCGTTACTGTATTAATGTTAATCACATCAATGGGTATCTTTGGTTTCTTATCAAAAGCACACAACGATCAAAACTTAGTGTCAGGAGATGTGGGTGCTAAACTTGCCATCTACGATGAGAAGATCAAAACAGCACGTGATAACATCGAAGCCGATCGTAAGCAACTACAGCAAATGGATGCCGCAGTTGATCAAGTAATGAGCCGTAGCTCAGACGAAAAGGGTGCAGACAAGGCCAATGCTATTCGTAACAGCCAGAAGCGTGACCGTGCTAGTCTGGCTAAAGACATTGAGTCTAATCAAAAGATCATTAGCCAACTCAATGACGAGGCCGCTCCTATACGTGCAGAAAATCGTAAGGTTGAAGCTGAAGTAGGTCCTATCAAATATATAGCAGCATTTATCTATGGCACAGCACCTGATGCCAGTATGTTAGAAAAGGCGGTGACCTGGATCATTATTATGATTGTTATAGTATTTGATCCACTAGCAGTTATTATGTTGTTAGCAAGTCAGATGACATTTGGTTGGCACCGTGAGAAAAAATCTCAATCCGAGTCTGACAACATTAAACAAGATTTTGAAGGTATACGTTTAAATGACGGTACTTGGTTACAAACTGGCCCATCTTTTGACTATAAAGATACAGAGTTAACTGATGAGGAAATTGATAGAATCAATGCAATGTTATCTGAGTATACTGAACATACTGAACCAGATTTAACTGACTATGATGTAACCACTACACAAGATCCCGAACCCGAAGAAGAATTGCCAGTAGCGGAAAAGAAAACTGGCTGGTCAGGATTTGGATTCCCAATGCCTAGTATCTTTGGTCGTCCTAAAGAAGAAGTTAAAGAAGAGCCAGTGCTTATTACTCGTATTGCTGTACCAGAGTCAAATGTTAATCTACAAGTAACTACAGAGCCTGTAGTAGAAGAAAAACCTGCAGAACCAGCAGTAGTTATCCCACCAGAAGCTGCTCCAGCACGTGGTCGTGGAGTAATGAATACGCATTTACTAGCCGAAGCTGACAACGGCCCTAATTTAGGTAAAGCAGCCAATAGCAGTTTTGGTAATGAATACCCAGCCAATCCAGAAAAAGGTGACGTTTACTTACGCACAGACTTCTTACCAAATCGTTTGTTCAAATTCAATGGAAATAAGTGGATAGAGGTTGACAAATCAACAACAGACGTGTATGCTTATGAAGAAGCGTATATTCAACACTTAATAGATGAAATTGATTCTGGTCGTTACGATCCAGATACGCTGACTGATGTAGAACGTGAACAAATTGCTGATTATCTAGGAAGAAATGCATAGTAACTTTATAACACCACCGGACTATATAAAAACTGTATTAGTAGTTAATGCTACAGAAGAACAAATTACCAATTTGGGAGATATAGTTAGGGGCGGCACAGTACCTTACAATGTATATTTTTATAATCAAGCAATGAATGATCAACTGTGGTTTAATCGTGTTTCTAGTAAAGCCGACGTTATTATATACGCAGATAAAAACAACCCTGAAGAATTTTTCGATAAATAAAAAACTATGGCATATCATCAAAAAGGCGGTCCAGTTGTTTGTAGAGGTAACACAGTCACGTTACGTGAAGGTGAACCTGTAGAAAAAGCGTTACGTAAATTCAAAAAGAAAGTGCTGGAATCAGGCTTACTTCGTGATTTAAAAGAACGTGAAACCTACGAAAAACCTACTACAAAGCGTAAGAAAGCTAAAGCAGCGGCCAAGAACCGTTGGCGCAAAAAATTAGCTTCTGAATCGTTACCAAAAAAATTATATTAATTTTACCATTATATATTGCATTAATCTGTAATATGTAGTATAAATATATTTGTAGATGCCGATAGTCGGGTCTACATTATAGTCATTACTTGCTTAAAAGGAGAAAAACATGACACAATTACAAATCCACACCCTTGACTTACCTACATTCGTAAATCAAATTCATCGCCAAGCCATTGGCTTTGATAGTTTATTCGAACAGCTAAATCGTAACTTTGCCAATAGCAAAAGCGATAACTATCCCCCACACAACGTAGTTAAACTAGATGACACTCACTATGTTATCGAAGTGGCCGTTGCTGGTTTTGCCGAAGACGAAATTGACGTTGAATTAAAAGAAAACGTATTAACCGTTCAAGGCGAGCAAATCAAAAAAGAAGTAGAAGTAGAATACTTGCACAAAGGTATTAGTGCTCGTAATTTTACTCGTACTTTCCCGTTGGCTGAGCACATTGAAGTACGTGGTGCTACAGTTAAAAATGGTATTTTGGCTATTGCATTAGAACAGGTTGTTCCAGAAGAAGATAAACCTAAAAAAATTGCCATAACATTTGCAAAATAAGCGGTAAGGCTGTATAATAAGGGGGTAGTCCCGATATAACTTAACCCCCTTATTATTATGAGCGAAACATTAATGTCAAAAACTAAAACAGATTCTGTAGTACGCCATCGTATTGAGCCAAAACTCAACATACAAGAACCTCCTGAATATCGTGTTATCTATATCAATGATGAAACCACTAGTATGGAGTTTGTAATTGAAACACTTAAGATTATTTTCAATTACGACCAAGGCGCCGCAGAAGCAATTACTGTTCGTGTACACGAAGAAGGTTCAGCAGTGGTAGCAGTACTACCATATGAACTGGCTGAACAAAAAGGTATAGAAGTTACTGTACTTGCACGTAACAATGGTTATCCACTACAAGTTAAAATCGAGCAAGACAGATGATATTCAATCACATTCGTAAACTCAAAGATGATGGCAAGAAGATTGGCATCACCTTTAGTACCTTTGACATGCTACACGCAGGACATATTGCTATGCTTGCCGAAGCTAAAAATCATTGCGATTACTTAATTGCTGGTCTACAAACAGATCCAACTATTGATCGTCCCGATACTAAAAATAAACCTGTGCAAAGTATTGTAGAGCGTCAAATTCAATTAGCGGCTTGTCGTTATGTTGATGAAGTTGTTGTATATCAAACAGAACAAGACCTAGTTGACTTACTATTAATTCTACCAATTGATATTCGTGTGCTGGGTGTTGAATACGAAAACAAAGCATTCACTGGTGAAAACGAAGGATACACCAGAGGTATCCAACATATCTTTAATCGTCGTGATCACTCATTCTCTAGTTCAGGACTACGAAATCGTGTAGTAGAAGCTGAATCAATAAAACTACTCAAAACAAAATAATGGATATAATGCTAGACTTAGAGAGTTTGGGCACACGCCCAGACTGTGCTATTCTCACGCTAGGTGCTGTTAAGTTTGATCCCTACACTCCTGATGCGTTTGGCGATAGTCTTTACTTTCGCATTGATGTTGATGAGCAATTAGCCTTAGGTCGCGAAGTACAAGAAGATACACTCAAATGGTGGGCTAGTCAAAGCGCCGATGTGTACGAAGAAGCATTTGGTGAAGGCGATCGTGTTAGCCTAGAAAGCATGTATCGACAATTAAACAAGTTTACAGTCGGTGTTGAAAACATTTGGTGTCAAGGCCCTGCGTTTGACATTGTCATACTAGAAAACATTTATCGCCAGTGTGGCTGGCCGACTCCATGGCAGTTTTGGCAAATACGTGATAGTCGTACACTATTTGGTGTACACGGTGATCCACGTGAAAAGAACAAAGCTGGCTTACACAATGCTCTTGAGGATTGTATCAGCCAGGCACAAGGTGTACAACAAATTTATCACGCACTAAAATTAGAGAAACGTACCTATGCGAATAGTAGATGAAGTTAAGTTAGACTTTAAGGATGTACTGTTTGTTCCTAAGCGTAGCACATTACGATCACGCAGTGAAGTAGACCTGCATAGAACATACAAATTTAAGCATAGTCAGCAAATATACACTGGCATTCCTATTATGGCCGCTAACATGGACGGTGTTGGTACATTTGACATGGCACATGAGCTAGAGTCAATGGATTTGTTTACTTGCTTAGTTAAGAGCTACGACTTAGAAGCATGGGGCAAGTACCATCCAATGATTGGTTGTAACCATCAAGCTATTAGCACAGGCATTGGCGATAGTGACTGGGAACGTCTACGAGTAATTCTCTACGGACTATCAAGAATCAAATATATCTGTATTGACGTAGCCAATGGATATGCAGAACAGTTTGGAGACTTTGTAGAAAAAGTTAGAACACAGTATCCGGAACATACTATTATTGCCGGTAACGTAGTTACAGCAGACATGACACAGGAGTTAATTTTACGTGGTGCAGACGTTGTTAAAGTAGGCATCGGCCCAGGAAGTGTTTGTACTACTCGTCGACAAACGGGTGTTGGCTATCCTCAACTTAGTGCTATTATTGAGTGTGCTGATGCTGCTCATGGTCTTGGCGGTCATATTATTGCAGATGGTGGATGCACCTGCCCCGGAGATGTTGCTAAGGCTTTTGGCGCAGGCGCTGACTTTGTAATGTTAGGTGGTATGTTAGCCGGACATGATGAAGGTGGTGGCACCGTTGAAGATGGGAAAGTTAAGTTCTATGGTATGAGTTCAGAATCTGCTATGGATAAGCATCATGGTGGAGTTGCTGAGTATCGTAGTTCAGAAGGCAAAACTGTTGAAATAAACTACAAGGGTCCAGTAAAGCGTACAGTACAAGATATCCTAGGAGGATTACGTAGTACCTGTACTTATGTTGGTGCCCCTAGCTTAAAACAGTTAAGTAAATGTACAACATTTGTCAGAGTTACACAGCAATTAAATAACGTATTTGGAAGCTAAAATGCAGATAGTATGGAATAAAGAAGTAGCACAACAATTAAAAAATAGTCATACAGTATTAGAGTTAGAAACCTTTGATGTTGAAGGCGAACGTCTAACCGCGTATTGCCTAGTTCCTCCTGAAAAAGTAATCAATGACATAGCACAGTTAGGAAGTCTAATATCACTACATGAGAGCTTTATTCAAGCAATGAATAACAAAGATTATAAGCTCTGCACAGACATTTCTGAGCATTTACGAGGTCGTTTTGGCGGCGAATTAGACAGCTTCTACGACGAAATTCTTAAAAAAATCTCCCAATAGTAATAAGCCCTTAGATAATTTGTTCTAGATCCTATTAAATACTAATAGGAGCTAGAGTCTACACGACTCTACTACCAATAATAATTATAAAGAGGTAGAAGGATGAGCATTATCAAAAAGGTTATTTTAACCAGTGTCTCGCTATATGCTGTTATAGCATCGGCAACACCTATCAACGACTTCTCATTTAAAAGCCCGGCATTTAATGGATCGGGCTATGGAACCTACGTATTAACAGTAGAAAATGAGCAATACACACGCCAGCAAGCAGTATTAAGTGCTTTACAAAGTGCTAAAGATGCAGCAGCTAGTGCGGCCAGTAATCAACCTATTAACCAATTCTTAACTAACTTGGAATCGCGTATCTATGCCCAGGTTAGTCAAAACGTAGCCACACAGATGTTTGCTGGTGGCAGTTGTAGTGGTGGACAAAGTGCCTGTAGTGGTACAATTAACTTTCAAGGAAACACACTAAGCTGGATCAAAGATCCAACAAATCCAACTAATATTTTGCTTACAGTTAGAGATAATGTAGGCAACACAACGGTAATTAATGTACCGTTAAACTCGTTTAATATGAACTAAGATGAAAAGATTAATACTTTTATCTTCAATTATTTTAATGTTGTCCGGATGTGCTGTTACACAAAAAACAGGACAAATGGTAGGAATTGAGCATGAACCGAAGGTAGCTGAAAATAAGTTACAAAAGGAGTTTGATCTTATCCCGCCACCGAGTGGACCAAAGCTAAGTGTGGCAGTTTATAACTTTGCTGATAAAACTGGACAACGTAAGCCTACTCCGGGGGTGGCAAGTTTTAGTACCGCAGTTACACAAGGTGCGGATGTATTTTTAATTAAGGCCTTACAGGATGTTGGTAATGGTCGTTGGTTTGATGTAGTCGAGCGTGGTAATATTGATGCCTTAACTAAGGAACGACTAATCATCAAACAGATGCGCGAAGCGTATGAAGGTAAAGATGCTAAACCTTTAATGCCAATGCAGTTTGCTGGTATTATATTTGAAGGTGGTATCATTGGTTATGATACAGGATTAGAGTCAGGTGGTGCCGCATACAGATTTTTAGGTATTGGTCCACAGACACAGTATAGTAAAGATATTGTTACAGTAAGTTTGCGAGCTATCTCAGTTAATACAGGTAAGATACTTGCGGCAGTAACAGTAACTAAGATCATTTACTCAACCGCAGATAGTGTTGCTATCCTAAAGAGTATTGATCCAGGTAAAGGAATACTTAATCAAGTGTTTGATGGTACAACAGGAAGCACTAGTGCCACAGCAGGATTATTTGAATTTGAATCAGGCTTGACTATTAACGAAGCTAGTACACTAGCCGTTAAGACAACTATTGAAGCGGCTGTAGTAGAGATGATACGTGAAGGTGAACGTAAAGGTGTTTGGGAGTTTCGTAAACCAGCACCATTGCTAGTACAACAGCCAACAGTGGTACAGCCTGTGGCAGTAGCACCAAAAGTAGAAGAAGTTAAAAAAGAAGAAATTAAAAAAGAAGAAGTAAAGGTTGAACCTAAAGTAGAAGTAAAAAAGGAAGAACCCAAGAATACAACTCAA